TTCCGTGAATCATGATATGATGGAAACATTCACCATTCAAGCGAACGCTGAGATTTCTAAGCGCATCGGTACACCTACATACATCATAGAAACTGCTAAGATTAAGAAACATACCGGGAAGGAAAATGATATTTATGAGTGTGTGTTCATGGTGATGAAACAGGGTGGATTTTCGTATGGGTTCTCAGTCGTAGCATCATTCGAGGTGAAGGGTGATACAATGAAACTTGTATCTCTTCGTACCCAGCCGATTGACATTGAACAGCCTGGTAACGTAAAGGCTTTCACTGATGGAGCACCAGGTAAGGAATTTCTTAAATTCGAGCTGGTCAAGGAGGCTGCCACCCCTACCATGGGTGAGTTTGAAGAGGCTAAAAATAAGTTGATGTAATTATAATGATCAACATCAATGATATTCTGAAAATTGATGAAAAGAAAAAACTGATTAAAAAGGAAATCTACACCAAAATTTACGAACAGTTTTCTTCCAAGATAAAACAGTCAGTAGAATTTGGTCATAAACAGGTGTTTTTAACCGTTCCCCTATTTTTAATAGGTTACCCTGTATTTGATAGATCATCTGCATGTCGTTACGTAGCTAGGCAGTTTATGAGGGGTGGTTTTACAGTGGAGTTTATGAGCGATTTTGATTTATATGTCGCATGGCCTAAACCGAGGAAGGTAAAGGAAATGAATGACGATGATGACGATGATGATTCAGGATTTCCAAATCTCATGAATCTTAAGAAGATAGCGAACAAGTACAGGGGAGCTGCGTAGGAAGTAAGCTTTTTAAAAACCCTATTAATCATAAATGGACAACTTGAACGTACTCGTCGAGGCTAAGAAAGAATACCTCGGTCAGTTATGTCTCATCATGTGCCCACCTATGATTGAAGTTTTTGATGAAATGTACAGGGAATCGGTTAAGATTTCGAAGGGTCGAAAGATTCTTATCATGTTCCAGAAGTTATTGAAGGAAGTTCCCAATTGGTCTAACGCGATGTCTAAACAACATACCGATAATATCGCCGATAGGTGTGCGTGGTTCAATGACCTTTTAGCCGCTGTCTTTGTAGCGTGTACTAAGATTCTCTCTGCTGTCCGTCTCAAGGCGGATAACAAGAAGATTTCCCTCAAGCTCCCAACGAATGAAGTATTCATTCAAACATGTTACAATAACATTGCCAAGGATCTGTACAAGGACCCTTATATTTTCCACAGTGAACAGAGTGAATACACTCGTGACGAAAATTTAACGATGCGCTTTTGCAGTGCCATTGAGAATACAGTCAAAGAATTAATTCCAGTTCAACAAATTCTTCAGACGTACATGTCCCAGGAATCTAGGGACATTGATCTCGATGGTGAAATTGAAGACACTATCGACCCCGACGTGGTTGACGAAATGGATGTTCCCATGGAAGAGCCGATAGAAGAGGAGCCCCAGGAGCCGACACCCATAGAGGGGGAAGAAGTTGAGGAAGTCCACGGTCTCGCGAATGAGTTCAAGACTGTTCCAGGCGTTACCACACAACCTGAAATTGGAGATGAACCCGAGCCCGAGCCCGAGCTCGAGCCTATGAATGAAGCACAGCCCCAGGGTGAGGATGAAGGTGTTTTATTTGGTGACGCACCAGAGCAGCGTACAAAAAAACTTGCCTATAATTAAATGGAGTCATTGTCAGAACATTTCCGTGACCCACTCAGTGCAGCTCTTATCGCGGGTTTAATTACTGCTGGTTACATCCATCTCAAAGCACATCTCAATAATGAGGGTAAGTTAGAATTAAATAAATACACTAAACCTGCCGTATTAAATGCGATACTCGTATTTTTCATAATCTCTAATGGTGTAGGTAAAAAGGAGTCGATATCTACAGACCCTTTCTGAAACTTAAAGATTACAGGTTTATAATAAGAAAATGGCATCCGTTTCTGCGTTCAACGATATGATGGGTCAATTTCTTGTGGAATTGCACAAGACTCTTCCAGAGGAAAAAGGCATTAAGAAGATGTTGACGTCGTTTGACGTTTTGAAGACAACCAACCCCCGCCTCGTCGTGGATGGGTTTATGAGTGGTGTAACCCCTTACGCCGGGCACATCTCCGATAAGAATGAGCAGTTTATCCTAAAGGAAATTGAAAATATCGACTTCCTCAAGGAGCTCGATGTAAAGTCGTATTGGTCCAAGTTGTCTCCAAATACAAAGGAGGCCACGTGGCAGTATCTTCAGACACTGTACATGCTCGGTACCACTATCATTTCTATCCCCGCCGAGACGTTGTCCATGATTGAAGGGCTGGCTAAGGATTGTGCAGATAAACTCGAAAATGGGGATGGTGACGTTGATCAGGATGCCTTGATGAAAATGATCGGAGGTATGATGGGTGGTATGGGTGACGCTAACCAGGGTCTCCTGAAAAAATAAACCTTAATATATATTAAATGAAGGCCTGGTTCGACGATCCTAAGCAGCTCATCCGCCGTGACCAAATTTCCCAGTTTTGGCCGACGAGTGAGCAAACACCAGAAGATCGAATTAACGCGGCTTCAAGATTTATAATTTATATTGCTACCGTCGTGTTTCTAATTCGTCGTGATCCTAGGATCTATGTCCTAGCATTGACTGTTCTCACTGTCATTTTTGTTTTATACAAAACCAATATGGTGAAGGAAACATTTAATCATTCATTGAAAGGGAGTTCCAACTGTCAGGAACCGACTCGTAATAATCCCATGGGTAACGTACTCATGACTGATTACAGTGACGCGCCCAATCGTTTAGAGGCGTGTTATTACTCGCAACCTAATGAATTTGTTACACAGGGTGTTCCATTTGATTCAGGGCGTTCTCGGTCATCGTTACCCAAGTTTCAAAAAAATGCTATAGAAAGGCAATTTGTCACGAACCCTGTGAGTCAAATACCAGGCGATCAAACACAATTTGCTGAATGGTTATATGGACCAAAGAATGGACCTATGTGTAAAAGTGATTCCAAGTATTGTAATCCTGACGCACGTGGTGTTCAGTTAGAAGCTTTCGCTGGTTTAGGTGGTGATGGGGACATCAGGGGTCCCCGAGGTGGTGGTCGTGTACGAGGTGGTGGCGGAACCTATAGTTAGATTAATATTCTCATGTAATAATAAATGGCGTACCAACTCCAACCCGGTCTCTCGATTGTTGAAAACGCTGGTGCTCTACCAGGTGTAAAGGCGACTGAGGAGGTATTCGTTTACCCTCAGCCCAGTCAATTAAATTATGGTTCTCGCCCCAATACCATGCTTTACGGAACTGCTCCATACAAGGCTGGTAAGGGTTCCCCAGCAGAATATATAGAAACCTCCGATCAACTTCGCCCCCAAGCTACTACCCGTTTCAACAAGGTCATCGTACCCACCTATGAACGTAATCTATTCCCTCTCACCAACATGGATTGTAAAGTCCCTCTTCGTACCCGTTCATACGAACCTTCGAGTACTCGTGCCGAGCTCCAGAATGGTTTATTTGACCAGAGGTATATTAATAAAAATGTTAACAAGAAGTAAGAATGGCTGATCCAGTTTCACTCATCGCCTTAGCCGGACTCGTCTATGCTGGACGTTCTCTCAGTAAAAAACCCGAAAAATATACCCCTTTATCTGAAAGTCCCAAAGAATCTCCAACTGCACCCGCCCAATTTATTGATTTCAAGGAGAATGATTTTGTATCCCGAGTGGATGCTCCACAGAAGAGGGAAGTTGAAAGTTTCGCAGATATCTCCAGGCAACAGCGCAGTGGTGGTCAAGAAGTTTTAGATTTACGCAATCGCATGAGTGATCGGGGTAGGATGAATAATCTTTCCCCGGTTGAGAAACAACTTGTTGGTCCGGGTCTCGGCATAGGTGCACACACCCCAGCCGTTGGCGGCTTCCAACAGGCATTCAGAGTTAACCCAATTAATGTGGGTGAATATAGGCTCACTACATTACCAGGACGCAGTGGCCCAGCTCAAGATGTTACTGGTGGTCGTTCGGCGAAGGTTGGTGAGTTGACACATAATAAACCAGCTACAACTGCCCATCTTCCCAGTCGTTTACCCGCTATGCCCGGTCGCGCCCAAGGTATGACTGGCGTTGTACCCCGCAATGAACATGAAAGAACTAAAAGGACCACCAACCGCTCGGAAACTGGTGTTCGCACCGATGGGTTAGGTTTCAACGGTGCCAGGCGCTTCATACCCGCTCAGACTGTTGTACAAAATCCTACGAGGTTCAGGACTGATCGCAATGATGAACAGTACATCTACAACAACCAACCCACTCCGGGTATTACCAACTTTGTCGGTGGGTACACCAATAGTGCGGCTGCGCAGGTTAATGCTAGGAGTAACGAAGAGCTCATGAGGTATGGTTTCCGCCCCGAGGATCGTCGTGGTAAGCCTAACCGCATGGGTAACGCTGGTCGCATGAATGTTCGTGAGAGTGCTCTCAAGCAGGGTGGTAAGCTTACGGCGGTTCGATCCGATACGACTCGTGTGGACGGTCGCATCAACCCAGCTAGTGGTGGTTGGACACAAAATTACAAGAATAACGAGTATCATCAGTTCAACGCCTATAAGGGTAATGAAAATCCCAACTCCAGGCGTCTCGATATTGCCAAGACACAGCTCCAGAATAATCCTTTATCCCATAGCCTTTCTCAGTAAATTTCATACTGAAATAGACAAAAACATTCATTAAAATATTGTGCCTGTATTTTAATGAAGGTCCACACCTTGAACATCGATAGCAGCCAACGCCAATCGAATGTGTATCTGCACGCCAATACATACGTCATTCGTTTAGAAAATCCAATTTATGACGTGTCTCAATTTAAGTTAGTTTCCGCTCGTATACCCACACCTCAGTTGACAACATGTGCAACAAATAAGAGTTTCAGTGTAGATGGTACAGTAATCAGTCTAGATGAAACAAACTATTCTTCTGGGACAGATCTCGCTTCTGATCTCACTCTCAAATTGGCACCACCTGAATCCAATGTCGATTCCGTTGTATTTGATACCGATACAAATAGTCTAGTATTCTCTAATACCATCGCAGGTGATAATGATTTCACATTTGAATTTCATGATGGAACGAATGGATACACGAGTACCTCATCCTCTGTGACGACCCCACACCAAGTTTTGGGGTTTGGTTCGATTGATCATGCGTCTACGAATAAGGTACTCCGGTCCGGTGCTATTAATCTAAAAGGTCCCAATTCTCTGGTACTCAGGGTAACATCTGGATCCGACGGGTTTGATCAAGATATATATACATCTACACCCTTCTATACTGGTCATATACTTCTCAATGGTTCAGATGTTATAAACTTTAATGGTGCTGATGATCCACTCGTGCATCATTTTCATTCTGGTTCACAAAAATTTATAAAGGAGCTAACAATTGAATTTTTTTACATGAGCCATGGGCGACTGATACCATATGATTTCAGAAATCAAGATCATGTATTAAAATTTGAAGTGACGTGCTCGACTGATAAACTGGAGAACCTTACAAAGGTTGAAGTAGATAAGGTTTTACCAAAAAAAGAAGAAAAATCGTTAATAAGCATTCCGAAGGAATTGAGGAATCCTTATAACCGTGAGGTGTTTATTTATATTGGTGTAATCAGCTTCCTGGGTATACTACTCATCTCTTTTATGAAAAAGAGAGTTTAGCGAGAGACAGCGTATACGGGCTGCGCGGGCTTGGAAACACGAGTAGAGACACCGGAGATGAGCATGTAGACCACGATCGAGAGGAGAGTGGTGAGGACAGCGGTAAGCGCATACTGGGCGCCACCGTTCTTGGGTACCTTAATGACCTGGCTGATGGTCCAACGGACGACATCCATCCACGACATGGCCGCGGCGAACGAGAAGCCCGCTACGATCGCGTTGAGAGACTGAGTCTCGAGTTCCTGGGTGACAAGATTGACAGTCTTAAGAGCAGCCTTCATTGTGATTTGTATACTATAGCATGGGAAAATATTTTACTCTGGAAGTAACTCTTCTTTATCAATTTTTTTGTATCTACTTTTCCTGAGTATTTTAGATTTTGTGAACAACGGCTCATCATCAGAGGAGTCCGTGTCCGAATCCCCATCACTTGCCAATACAGTTAGTTTAGTTTTCGTATCTGAAAAATTCCAACCATCAGGCTCCCATACCGTCATTCTTATTAATAGCGTTTTTTAAGATTTGCTCGGCTGGACTGCGCGGTTCCCATGCGTCCCATCTATCATACGCCTGGTTCACCTGAATATACCTAGGATCATTTCCCGCGTAGCGCTCAAAGGTGGGTAAATCATTATCTGGAACAACCTCAAAGTCTTCACCATCGGAATCATCTTCGTCATAGACATCTGGAAACAAACTTCCTGTCGCCTGACCAACCTTATGCATTGCACAATACCTAGATGCGTATTCCACGTCTTCTGAAAGAATTACATTTCTTCCACAAGCTTTAGAATACTCTGCTGCGAGTATTACACTCTGCTCAAGAACTGGCATGACAATATCAACCATAGCATTCATGTAGTCTTCCGCCTGTTTATTAGCCATTTGGACATCGTTATCGAATCCAGTCTTCATTCTATTTAATACTTATAATTAAAAAGTGTTTCAGATTTTCCCCCGCACACTCTTAAAACGTTATAGCTTGTGGCGTACACACGGACTTGTCGTGCGAAATCTGGACACGATGTCATACTTAGGTTTAGAATTGGCTCTTTTATCAAGTTGAAGTTTATTTGTCCGGTCGGGTACCATTCTTCCGGCTGTAATGCGAAACTATATGAATAGAATCGCCTGATGAGTTGCGTTTTCGAATGATGAATAGCTCCCTGGATTGCCTTTAAAAAGATGACGTTCCCTGTATCCTTCGTGATTATATCTTCACCGTCA